TGAATCAGTGCCTAGACCAGCATTAATAGTAACGTTTATATTATTGCCTCTAGCATTTGATGATGGCATATTAGGGAATGCTAATTGTGACTGGAATGGAGTAACAATTGCATTGCTTGCATTTAATGCTGCTTCTCTTGCTAATTTGGCAGACCTATCAATACCAATTGCTAAGCCTTCCATTAAGTCTCCGCCAAGTCCTGCAAACAATAGGGATGGAGACTTACTCTTAAATCTATTTTGAATTGCTGACCATACTGCAGATGCTGCATTTATGGCTGCAGTTACTGGAGCAAATGCAAAGTTTCTAATACCTTGTGCAAGACCTTGCATTAGATCTTCTCCAAGCTGTGCAAATCTTCTTGATGGTGATGCAATCATTGCCCAACTCAATAGGCTTCTCCATAGACCTTCAAAGAATGGTTTGAATATCTTCTCCCATGGATTTCCCCAGTTTCTTAATCCTTGTTCAAATCCTGCCATTAAATCATTTATAAATTTCTTAATTTGATCTGGGATAAATGGGATTGTTAAAAGAACAGCTACTGCTATTTGAACCTTTCTAAATGGATTCAATGTTGACAATACACCTCTTAGTAATCCTAATTCTTTTACTGCTGGTGCTAATGTCTTTAGCCATCCGCCGAATGCTAGTGCAAGTCCACCAATCCATCCAGCAAATTGGAACACCTTTGATATTGCATAAACTCCACCAACTGCTACAACGAGTAGTTTAATTTCTTCGCTTAATTTTCTTGTGCCATCTTCTTGCTTTGGGAAGATTATGTCTAATAATTCTTTTACAACTGGAATTAACTCTGTTCCAATTGTGTCTTTAAGTAGACCCATTTCATAATTTAATTCTTGCCATGGATCAATAAAACCTTGAGCTTCGCCCTTCTTCTTTAAGATAATATCTAGAAGGAACTGTAATCTTTCTGTGGTTGTAGATAATTTGTTAAATTCTTTTTCTTGGTCAGCTGTTAAGTCTATACCTAACTTCTGAACTTCTTGGGCTGTTATCTTGCCATCCTTTAATGTCTTAGCCCATTGTGCAATAACTGTGTCTAGCGGTTTACCTGTAAGCAGTGCCAATACGTTTGAAGCTTCTACAACTGTTGGGACAAACCCATCAAATTGAGAACTAAATGCTGATTTTAAATCTAAGAAGTATTTAGCTATTGCTCCATCGTCTACTTTAAAATCTTGAGATATCTTATTTACTTGTTTGATGATGCCTTCTGCATCTGTGCCATAAGCAGAGGCTAAAGCCTTAAATGTTTTTTCTTCTTCTAATGCGCCTTTGATGGCTTCTTTAAACCAATTAATTCCAATAGATAGACCTATAGCACCAAGGAAGCCTTTGAAAGCTCCTGTGACTTTATTAACTTGTCCATTCAATGTATTCAGTTTAGAATTTACATCGTTGACACCGTTTGTTAAGCCCCTGGTGTTAGCAAGAATATCAATCGTAATTTGATTAGCCACGTTGTGTATTTCTCCTATTGTATGCCCTTATAATGGCATCGTATTCTTCTCTTGTGGACTCCCAGAATATCTGTGGTGTTAATCCTGTAGCGATACAGAAATCACCCATAAGATCTAGGAGCGTTTGGCTTTTGGGACTTCTACAACTGCTGCCTTTTGCATTTCTTCAATAGTCCAATTCTGTGCTTGTTCCCAAGTCAACTCTGGATTATTCTTCTTTGCTGAGACATAAGCGATTGCTGTTGAGAGCATAGCTTTTGGAGATTCATCCCATAGATCCATTGACATTCCTGTTAATGATTCTATTTCTGCCAAGTCCTTCATTGTTAAATTGTTTGTATTCATTTTGCCTCTTTTCTAGTTATAACTAATATATTTACGTTTAAGGCTTTCTAGGTTTGCCTCAAACTGATCAATAACATAACCTATGTTATCCCATGCTGCCCTACGTAAATAGGGTTGTGCTTCTATATTTCTTTCAGGCCATCCATATTCTATAACTCCAGCGTATGGAACTCTTGCTCCACCCGCTTTAATTTGAACACGAGATACTGCTCTGTTTGCTCTAATTGTGCTGGCTAGAGCTCCAGTCTTTTTTGGTGAAGTGGCAACAGCTGTTGATGCGACCTTTGATCCAATTGCTGCGTTAGCTTCTTTTAGATCATCAGCGGCACCCTCATACTGTTTTAAACTTCTTGAAACTTCGTTCAAGCCTTTAACTTTTACAGTAAAGTTTGCCATTGCCACTCCCTCAAATTAAGCTTCTACTCTTGTTGGAGCAGCATCTAATACGAACGCAATGTCGTATGTGAAATACTCTCCTGCAGCGCCACCAATTGCTGGTAGAACTTCTGCATATCCTGTTGCTGTGAAATGTGGTTGTGATGCTGTAGCAGTAGCATTGCCGTGTGGGGCATATGTTATTGAAACAGTCTTTCCTGGATTGTCCCAGAGATAGCTGTGAAAGCTAGCTGCTGCGAAATCTTGAAAACCTACAACCTGGCAACGAAACTCAAGAGACTCTTCATATGCTCCAAAGCTTCTTTCTCCAAGCTCTGAGTTCATATTTACATTTGAAACGCCACCAGAATATTCTGTGCCGTCTACTTCAAATACGATGGTCTTACCACGTAGTCTTGACATATTAGTTTCCTCCTTGCATGTCTATTGAAATGTTTAAAAATGTTGTCAAATAACTTGCGTTATTTGCTTCTGTTATGAATGGTTTGTCAACAGTCAAAGTATGACAATCTGTGTGTTCCCAAAGTATAGGCAACAAGTCATCAATGTAATCATCAAGTGTTGTTGTCTCTTTATCATTTGAACCAAACGGAACCATCAATCTAATTTTCCAATTAGAGTTATGAAATACACCGTATGCATCTTCCCTGGTAGAAATAAAATTAATATCAGGTTCTAGCATTGCACATGGTGGAACTGGTCTTTCTGGTAAATATGTATATACTTTTGTAACTCCGCCCAATATTAGGGCAGATGCGATTGTGTCCTTTACGTCCTGTATCATCCAAACCTCTTCATGTAACGATTTAGCAGAGGATATACTCCGATAAGTGGATCTCTTGCAATTCTGATGGGTGAACCATCATAAGATGCATATTGAGAAATACCCATCGGAGCATTCCTGCGATGATAGAGTTCAGATCCAACCTCCATGTAGGCACGTCTTAGGACCTGCGGTGGAATGTTGGCAGACTGAATGTAGGATGCTACAAGGTCTTTACCAATATCCCAGCAATCCTCAACGTATTGATCATCTTGTTCAGATGAGCCTACATAAGCTTTAAGATCTTCCCAATTCATTGTAATCTCCTAATTAATCGTTTGGATTTGCAACCTTAACAAGAGCTTTTGGATCCTGGCAAGCAACTGCTAGGTATCCGTATACGCTGAACTTGTTAGTTAGGTTGGTAATATCTTCGTCGTTTAGACGGAATGGTGCACCTGCTGATTCGTAGCTAGTTACAGCTGCGCTGTTACCAACATACATTGAACCTGCTGCAAGAGATGGGTCAACAACAACTGGTAGGCCCAAGATGTTAGCTGTTAGGCCAACTGGGTTGATTGAACCAAATGTGTTAACTGTTGCTCCTGTGTTTGAAAGGATTGGACGGTCTGCACCATCAACAAGCTTTGCAAGGGACTTAAATACATCAGATGATGCAAGGATAAACTGCAATGGAAGACCAGTGTCATCGTTTACCTTTACTGCTGAATCTGCAAGAGCTTCTAGCATTGCGTCTGCTGACCATGCTGCTACTGATGCTGTGTTGAAATTTGCTGCTTCTGCAATGAGTTTTGCTCTCATTACGCCGTTAGTTACGGATGCATATTTTGCTACCATTGCACGGAATGCTGCATCAACATAATTGATTGATGAACGCTCAATGACCTGGCGTGACATATCTGTGTATCCACCGTATGTCTTTACTGGAGCTGTTGCTGATGTAAGAGTGATCTTACCAAATGCTAGCTCGTCAGCTTCTGCTGCCTGCTCTGCGATATCAGATGTATCTGTATCCAAGAGTGGGTATTCAATTGTCATTCCGTCAGCTGGTAGAGCTGCAGATGAAAATGTTGTAAATGTTGGACGACCTGCGTTTAGGATACGGATAGTATCAGAAACCCAAGCGTTCTTTAGAATTGAGTCTGCAAGAACAGATCCGCTCTCTGCGTTCTCAAATGCACGGTAAAGAGTGATAGCGTCTTCTTTTTGAGATGCTACTCCCTTTGCCCAATCTCCGAATGAACGGAATGTTGGAACAGAAGGTGTTGCT